CTATGACTACGATGTAATGGACTACAGAAAGGTTATAGCTGTTCAAGACTTCGAAGAAGGTACGTCATCAGGTATCAATCAGCTATTTACTATTGAACAGACAATGGCTCAGCAGACATATTTCAGTTATGCTATGGGTAGTTATGGGTTTGATTTAATTAGCTGGTACGTTCTTAAGGATTGGATGGAGATGAGAGAGAAGCTTCTTGCTACTAAGCGTAGTTATACGTTCGATGACCGTACTCAGATGTTAAGAATGTATCCTCAGCCACGGTCTGGTAGTGGTTCATCTTCAAGATTCTATGGTGTTGTAAGTTGCTCCGTTGAACGACCTATAAGAGATGTTATTAGAGAGCATTGGGTATATCAATATTCACTAGCATTAACTAAGATCACAGTTGCAAATATCCGCGGTAAGTATGGTACAGTAACCTTATTTGGAGGTGGTAGCCTAAACTCCTCTGATCTTATGACGCAAGGTTTAGCGGAGAAGGCAAGTCTTGAGACTATGCTATATGAAGGTGCTCCAGGATTGGGTGATAATGAACCACCTATGTTCTTTGTAGGTTAGTGAATGAAGAAGAGTAAAAAATATAGGCAAGGTCGGTATAAGCCTATTAATAGAGAGAAGTATGTTGATAGCTCGGACCCAGTTTACAGGTCTAGTTGGGAGTTAAAATTTTTTAAATGGGCTGATTCTAATAATAGAGTGCTCAAGTGGGGCAGTGAGAGCATTATAGTACCTTATATAAGCCCGCTAGATGGTAGGGTACATAGGTACTTCGTTGATAACTTTATATTATTTCTTAATAGAGATAATAAACCAATGAAGTATCTTATTGAAATAAAGCCCAGTGGTTCGGTTACTAGACCAAAGACAACCAAGTCGAAAAAGAAAACTACCCTGATTTATGAGCAGCGTACATGGGTTGTAAACCAGGCAAAGTGGGAAGCGGCTAAGAGATGGGCAGATCAAAAGGGATATGAGTTTCTTATCTTAACAGAAAAGGAATTAGGTATACGGTAAGTTTATATAAAATTTACATTTATAGTAGAAAAATAGTACACATCCAATAAATAATTTGTATATATGGGATTAAATCTAATAGTCGAAACACCAGCTCCACGTGAGTCCTTCGAATATGTCGTTGAAGAGAGCACTACCAAAGGTAAGCAAAACCTCTTTATTAAAGGCCCTTATATGATGGCTGAAGATGTTAACCGTAACAAGCGTATCTACTCTCTCAATGAGATGAAGGATGAAGTATCACGGTATGAAGAAGAAATGGTTAAGCCTGGTAGAGCAATGGGTGAACTCAATCACCCGTCAACTGCTGATGTAGATTTAGAGAGAGCATGTCATATTGTAACAGAGATGTCTCAAGACGGTAATGTCTTTTACGGTAAGAGTAAAGTACTATCAACACCAACAGGTTTAATTGTAAGAAGCCTTATTAATGATGGTGTAAGAGTTGGTATGAGCTCTAGAGCGTTAGGTCAACTAATTCCTGAAAGCAATAGCGGTGTTAATCGTGTAAAAGATTTTAAATTAGTAGCAATCGATTGTGTTGCTGATCCATCCTTTCCAAAAGCGTTTGTTAATGGTATTCTTGAAAGTAAGCAGTACGTACTTAACCAGTACGGGCAGTTTGAAGAAGATTATGGTAATTTTGAAAAGACAATCGCGACTATGCCCCTTAAGAACCAAGATGCGTTTTTGAGAGAGAATATGCTAAAATTTATTAAAGGTCTATAATATATTATGAGTCAACAAGATACAAAAAAAGAAATCGTTAGATTCATTGATAGAATCATTAATAAGGAATATAAAACTGCTAATTCTCATTTAAGTAAGGCAATAAGCGGGAAAATTAAGACTAAAATGATAAATAATAATACAACGATCTTTTAACCTATGCAAAATATTTCCGACATCTTAAGAGAAGCAACAAACGGTCAAGTCGATGAAGTCGTCTTAACTGATATTGAAAACGCGTTCAATACACGCTTAGAAGAAAAATCTAAGCTACATGTTGATAAAGCCTTGCTTGAGCAAGATGAGCTTTACTCAGCTAAACTCGAACAACTCCTCGAAGCTATTGACACAGATCATTCTGCTAAATTAGAGAAGGTTGTTAAAGCTATTGATAAAGATAGAGTAGCAAAGCTTAAGGCTGTTATTACTAAGTATGAAACCAATTTAAATGAAGATGCTGAGGTATTTAAAGCTCAACTAGTTGAGTCCATTTCCGATTACCTCGATGCATATTTAGAAGAATCTGTACCGGCTGCTGAAATTAAAGAAGCAGTTAGAAACAAGAAAGCAATCACTGTACTCGAAGGCCTACGCCAGCATTTAGCAGTAGATAGCGCACTTGAAAAGAAGAGCATTAAAGATGCTGTTTCTGACGGTAAAAACCAAATTAATGAAGCCAATAATAGGCTTGAGTCTGCACTTCACGAGAAAGATGCTGTATTAGAAGAACTTAATGATATTAAGTCTAATCTTCTTATTGAACAGAAAACATCTGGCCTCGACGAAAGAACAAGTAAGTTTGTTAAGAAGATGCTCAACGGTAAGTCTTACGACTACATCGCTGAGAACTTCGATTACACTCTACAGTTATTCGGTAAAAAAGAAGAGCGCAGGCTTGAGAGCCTTAAAACAGAAGCTTTAAAAGATACTTCTAAGTCCGATGTACTCCAGGAGAACGTGGTTGTTGAATCAACTACTCCTGCTAGTCCGTACATGACTGAGCTTAGTAAGTACTAAAGATTTCTCCTGTAGATGTTTCTCATGAGTTACCTGGCATAATTGCTTGCAATTGATGCCTTGGGGTCGAAAACAAAAAAACTTTATATACATTTGTATATAATTTAACGAAAGGAAATTAAAACTATTATGAATTCAATCCGCCCATCACAGGCTTATATTGACGAATCTAGAGCAGCTTCCCTCTTAGAAAAATGGGCACCAGTATTGGACTATTCTTCTAAGTCAGTTGCACCTATCGAAGACAGCCACACTCGTCTTAACACTGCTATGCTTTTGGAAAACCAAGAGCAGTGGTGCATCGAAGAGAATGGCCCTAACTATGCACCAACCAACGGTAACGTTGCTGGCGCTGGTGGTTCTATTGGAACCGGTCAAACCACAGGACGTTCTGCGTTCGGTACCCCTGGTACTGACGAGTATGCTCAAGGTGACTTCCGTCTTCCAAAGATCTTGATTCCTATGATTAGACGAACTTTCCCCGAGTTAATCACTAACGAGATTGTTGGTGTGCAGCCAATGGCTGGTCCAGTCGGACTCGCATTTGCTCTTCGCTATCGCTATTCAGGGGAAACCCTCGGTACTGGTATCGACGGCAAAGCCGACAGCCCAGTCGCAGGTGGTAATGCTCCTGCTGATCAGGCTGGTATCCTAGCGGATGCCGCTGGTCAAGAAGCAGGTTATAACTACCTGCAAACTGCATACACTGGTACATCCGCTGAATATCTTTCTGGTACAGGCACTTCTGACTATAACGTCGATAAGCTTATCTCAGAGAGAGACAAGGGTGTAGCTGCTATCCTCAAGAACTTCGAAGTTACTGGAAATATTCCATCCTTTGAAGTATCCTTCGAGAAGACAGCAGTTGAAGCTGGAACACGTCGCCTAGGCGCACGCTGGTCAGTAGAACTTGAACAGGACCTTAAAAACATGAATGGTATCGATATCGATACTGAATTGACAAACGCTATGTCGTACGAAATTCAGGCCGAGATCGACCGTGAGATGTTGGTTCGTATGATTCAGGTTTCACTCGATGCGGGTCCTGACGCCGGTTACTCCATCTGGAGTCCTGCTTCCGCCGACGGTCGTTGGTTAGTAGAACGTAACCGTGATTTCTATCAAAGACTTATCATCGAAGCGAACCGTATTGCTGTACGTAACCGTCGTGGCGCTGCAAACTTTATTGTTGCAACACCTCGCGTATGCGCTATCCTAGAGATGCTCCCTGAATTCCAGTGGGTACCTGTACAGGGTAATGTTAACACACAGCCTGTCGGAGTAGCTAAGATCGGTAATCTTGGTGGACGTTTCAATGTTTACCGTGATACAAGAACTGATGGTAATAACATCGATGCAGCTAATGCAGAGAAGCCTGAGTATGCCCTATTGGGTTACAAGGGACCTGAGTTCTATGACACAGGTATTATCTATTGCCCGTACATCCCGGTTATGGTTCAGCGCACCATTGGTCCTAACGACTTCGCACCACGCGTAGGCTTGCTTACACGTTACGGAGTTGTTGATAACATCTTTGGAGCTAACCTCTACTACCACACTATTCTCGTTACTGGACTTGGGACTTCATTTACACCTGCATCTAACAGCGTGTATTTCTAAGACTTAGACACAGTATAAGATAAACACTTAAGGGTATCGGCTTTCGCCGATACCCTTTTTTTATGTTAATATGTATTATTAGGTTTACTGCTTTGACGTCTTGATATGCACCTTCTTAGGATCCATCAAAGTACCGGCCATAGCATTAGCTACACTTTCAGCTGACGCTCTAACGGGGTTAATATCAATACCGCCTCTACGAGCATATAGACACATTACACCTAACTCAGTAGGTTCAAACACCTCCATTAGACGCTGGTAAATACATTCGCAGATCTCTTCATGGAAGTGACACTCATCTCTAAACGAGATAATATACTTTAGCAATGCAGCCTTATCAACCACATGCTTAGACTTCATATGAATCATTACATCACCCCAGTCAGGTTGAGACGTTACTCGACAATTACTCTTAAGCAATGCAGAGTGATACTTAACTTCAACGTCAGTATCACCAGATACTTTACCCTCTAAAAGGAGCTCAGGAGTTTCGTTATATACAGTATATACTGCATCCTTATCACACACCTGATCCTCGATGGTATTATACTCGTCTAGGTCCCATTCGTCATGAGCACATACATCATACTGGTCGATTGCACCAGGTTCGAAGAAGTTAACAGCTACATCAACCTCGAGTAATTTACTAAGGTCATCGCTAACCTTAGAACCGAATTGCGCGATCGCTTCTGCCTGAGTACCTTCAAACTGCGTCATATTAAAGGAGTTAAGGTATAGTTTAATACTCTTACTCTCAACAATATACGGACTATTGCAGTCATACACAATCTTCACGACACCTGTAACCGGTCGACCGTTACTCATAAGAAAGGAACACTCATACGCATTCCACGTATCACTCCCAACAAAGGGTAAGTCACCTTCAACGATACCCAGGTACCCTCTATTATTTGATCGAGGTTCCTTGACGAGCAATTCAGGGTCATACTGACTCTTATACTGCGACGTCTGTCCTAGGTGCTTACTAATTCTACTATTATCTAGTTCTTTATTTGCCATAATTTTCTATTTCATTATATATTACTTTCATACGATCTTCAACTGATCCTTTCAATCTAACAACCTTAGTTGAGGCTTCAGCCGAACCTAAAAACTCGTTAAATATATCAATAATCTCATTTCTAAACTCCACGTTAATGCTTCTCTCCCCATCGTCAATCAATGGGATATCAGGTTCAGTGTAGAATACTATATCTATCTTATCAATAAGCTTACGGTAAAGATATGAAGCATGCTCCAATACCTCATCACTTACCCTGTTCTTCGAAAACTGATAGCACGTATATACGATACCATCTAATATACATCTATCCAAGACAGCATCGCGATCTCTATACATAAGATAGTTATGCATATGTCGATTTAGGATAGCCATCTGAGTAAACTCATCACCGCTCTCATTAATAGATAGCCCATACGTCTTTTTAACCCACCTAGTTACCTCAGGTTCAAATTTATATGACTTAAATTTATCATCATTCCTACATCTCTCAAGAAGAGTAGACTTACCCGTACTTTGCGCTCCTGTAAAACTAACTATCATTTTATTGTATAATATTTTTAAATTGCATAACGTTATAGTAGATAGCTTCCTTCTGAGTATCAGTTACTTCATGATCGATGAGATCAGCTAACTTAATAGAAGGCTTATCTGTTAACCCTAGATTACCATTATAACGGAGTTCCTTAATACCAGCAACCACAGGATTAGAAGTATCAACTGTTCTAATATTCTTGATATCACTATAGTGCCCGAACTCAGCAGCAAGTGAACACCCTAGGAGGTGATGAGGCTTCTGCCAGTTCCATACACCATCATTAATAAGGTCTCTAATAAACTTCTGTCGACCAGTAGACCAGCGCTCTAGTTCTGTACCGCCCCTACCTGTCGCAATATAGTAACTATAATCAAAGCTGATAGCAATATAGTCAGCATGCCTTGACATATACTGATAACACTCTACTAGCTCATCATACGTACGCCCTTGTACCACACCTATTTTCAGACCAGGTAGATCGGCATACTCTTTAGAGAACTCAGAGAAATCAACCATCGTCTGATAACCATCTTCTAATACATCAGGTACAATGTAATATGTCGGTCTTAGTTCTTTTACGTATTCAGCAAATTTAACACTATCGAATGATTTACCTAATTCAAATATACTATTATCCAGTAAAACCTCTCTTCCACACGCTATTGATCGTTTAAAGAACTTTAGATAATCTGGATGAGTCTCAAATAAATGCACTAGCGCATAATCGTAATCATTATATGTAATCGACTCCTCAAGCATAGATAGAGGAGTTTCGTGGGATATCATCTTCGTCATACACTTATTATACAGGCTAAACCACATATATCAAGTAAATAATTATATGGCTTTTAGTATACCCGATATTCCAATTCCTGAAGTTCCGGATCTTTGTAACACGTTACCAGTTGATGATATAGCCTCGAAGCTTACCGGAGCGCTGCCTTCACAAATAAGCGGGCTACCAACCGACCTCAAGGATTCTAAGGTCGATGAGGTTGTAGCATCATTAACACCAGATATGGAATCTCTTGTAAGTAATGCTGTTGATAACTATAAAGATGCACAAACCGGTCGATTACCTGAAATGCCAGACATCGGCAATATTCAAAGTGCAGCGACGAACGTCCTCAATGGTGATATACCTGATCTTGGGGAGTTAAAAGCAAAAGCATCTGCCGCGATTTTCGATAGTATTGAAGAAGCTGCGAGAGGGGCGTTGGATATGATGAAATCACTAAAAGATCAGAAATTGGAGTTAAGAATCGGATCTTTTGATTTTCTAAAACAGCAAAAAGAGTGTGTATCGGCTGATATAACTAAAGACGCAGAAACAGCTTCGTCTCTAGGGAATATGCTCGGTGACGTTACTTCAAGCGTTAGTAAGCTAGCGAATGTTGATTTACGCAATTTCGGTGCAGATTCTTCGATACTTGAGTCGGCAAAGAGTTTAATATCCAGTGACGTGCTTCAAAAAGCTGCTACAGCATTAAAGACTGGTGCTACAACTGCTGAGAGAAAGGAAACTACATCCGCTGTTCTATTAAATACACAATCTAGAGTACCTAGTAAAGGTATCGGTAAAATGGCAGGCGGCCCTGGTTCAGC